CGGCATACGTTTGTACACTCGACGATTTACGTATGTGACCGTCGAGGATGATTTGGGCTGGCCGCTAGCAATAAGCGACTCGTTTTTATCCTGATGCAAAAGCTTCTTAACACTCGCCCGAGTGAGAAGTGATCAATTGCAGTACAGTGGTGTCTACCAGGCCGACACCGGGCCAATGGGCCTAATTACAGGCCGAGAGTGTCCCCCAACCACGTCTGAAGGCCGTCTGAGACAAACAGCAACTCCAGAGTCTCGTAAGAGGGATACTCAGCTTCCGGGAACACCGATTGGCATTCAGAGCGGAGCTCGTCGAAAGCCTCGCGACCGTGCATCCACATCTCGCGCACGGCGGACACAGAAGCGTTCACGTTGCGAGCGCGCTCTTCCTCCAGCTTGATTTGGACCAGATACACCAGGGACTTGTAGATGGAAGCCTTCTCGATGGGAGCGAGGACCCGGTTGTCGGGTCGGAGGACAAAAGACCGCTTGAGGTACGACACCTTGCTAAAGTGTCGAATCTCGGGAGCTTTCGTCTTGTCCTCAGAGTCAGTAATGACGTAGCCACAGATGGCTCCGTGTTCCTGGAACTCTGCTCCTGTGATGCCCTTGGAGGAAAGAAATCCGATCAGGGAATCATCACCAGTGAAAGAACACCTCAAGTGCTTAGAGGGAGCCTCTCGAACTTTGGTCAGCTGAGCCCCATACGTGAGGAGCTTCAAGATGACACAGTTGCGGTGAATGGTGTCCGGAAGACCGCTGCAGAGAGCAGTCGAACAGAAGAAAAAGTCTCCAGACATCAGCAAGAAATACCGAGTGGTCATGTAAACGAGCCTGCGCACAATTCGTGCTTCGTCTGGGGTGTACCCACATCGCAAAGCCAGTCGTTCCATAAAGGTAACGTACAGATCTTGCATGGCGTTGTGGCTTAAGTCGTAGTGAGACATGTCAGCCGCGAGTAAATCGGGGCCACTTTGCGTCAGGTGAGCCAAGAGTCTACCCCACTGGGACGAACCACAATTCAGGGTGACCGTGGCTGAGCTCTCAGGCATTTCCATCATATATGCCAACAGAGGGAGCAAATAGG